GTGCAGAGTTTACGCTCAAAAGAGCGTTCTTTGATGATGCCAACAAAATCATCGGTGTTATTGGTCTATTCACAGGGTTGTGTGAGGTATCGCAAGGCGGTGGCCTCACATTAAAACTGAATGTAAAGTCCATCGTGCAAAAGCTAAATATCGAATACCCTAATCGCAGATATTATCCTCAATGCCCTTACAGTATTTATTCCAAAGAATGCGGAGTTGATATCCACAACTATCGCAAGAAAGGGAAGGTTACAGCATTAGCCGGCACCAATGCAATTCGCATTGATGTGCCATTCGCTAATGGCTATTATGCTGCCGGTGGCATTGATTGGATAACAGGCCCATTGGCCGGACAGTCCACTCAGATTCTAAAGTCTGATAATGGTGTGATCGTTTACATGAGTGCGCTCGAAATCGCACCGAAGGTCGGAGATACATTCTATATCTTTGCCGGATGCGATAAGACAGCAAATGACTGTAAGAATAAATTCAATAATTTCAGTAGAAATAGGGCAACACCTTATGTGCCATTGAAGGAGAGCATACGATGAGTAATTTGAACGTTGGTCAACGCATTTCAGATGCTGCCAAGAAGTGGATCGGCACTCCTTACATGAATAATACAATGGTTCGTGGTGTAGGTGTTGATTGTGCTTATTTGCTCGTTGCAGCATTAGTTGATAGTGGTGTGATGCGAGCGGATTGGCTAGAAATCGAAAACTATTCAAATGAATGGCACTTGCATCATTCCGAGGAGAAATATCTCAAATATGTTCAGCAAGTGGCAGATGAGGTGGATTTGACCTCTCCAATTGAGGAAGGTGATTTCCTTCTCTACCAATATGGCAGATGCATCAGTCATGGTGCCATATATGTTGGTGATGGCCTAGTGATTCATTCCTTTGTGGATTATGGGGTTATTTACTCGAAACTAGATGATACTCTGTTCTTCGATAAGAAGGGCAGACCTCGTTTGAGGGCGGTTTATAGATACAGAGAGGAGCAATAAGATGGGGTTCTTATTCAGTAGGGGTAGAAATACCACAAACAGAGCCGATATGATTGCCGATTTCCAAATCAACACCGCATCATATGGCGAGGTGGTGCCGGAGATTCTAGGCACAACTCGTGTGAGTGGGAATATCATTGATTATGAAGATTTCACAGCACACGAGCATAAAAGCACTACAAGGACAGGCAAAGGCGGTGGCTCGAAACATACCGAGATTACTTACGCCTATACTGTAGCAGCAGCCATTGGCTTATGCGAAGGCCCAATCAAGGGCATCGGTAAAGTGTGGAGAGATAAAGAGGTGTACCAATACCCTAATGAGAAAATTGAACTAACACTTTTTAAAGGTGATTATGGTCAAACTCCGTGGCCTTATATGCTATCTAAACATCCGGATAAGGCAATGCCTTACAGCGGATTGGCATATATGGCCGGGGTAGTCGATTTTGGCGATAGAGGGAGCCTTCCTCAGTACAATTTCGAGATTCAAGGGAAACTCCTTGAAACAGGCGATGGAGTCGATGTGAATCCGGCTGATTACATTGTCCATGTTTTGCAATCGGTTGGTGCCGATGTGGTGATTGATGGGATTGATAACTTCCGAGCGTACTGCAAGGCAGCTGATATCCTAATCAGCACACCACCGAATCAGAAGAGTGCGAAAGCACAGCAAGTCATCAATGATATTGCGGAAATCACTAATAGTTTGGTCTTTTGGTCTACTGACCGATTGAAGATTGTACCATTAGCCGATAAGCCTATCGGAGATTGGACACCGGCGAACCAAATCCAATATGATTTGACCGCAGATGACTTCATTGCCGGCTCTGATGGTCAACTTATATTGTACAAGCGAAAGGATTCAAGTGAGGCCTATAATGAGGCTACAGTTGAGTTCATTAATCGTGCAAATAGTTATGAGAAGGAAACTGTATCCTTTGAGGTGGTGGCTGATGTTCAACGGAACGGATTAAAACCGGCATCCAAGAAATCAGCACATTATCTTTATACTAAAGCACGAGCGCAGTATTATGCCGAGCAATTAGCTATGAAAAGGCTATATGCTAAAACGCAATACACATTCAGATTAGATTGGGCCTTTTGTGCATTAGAAGTTGGTGATTTGGTAACACTAACCGACAAATCATGCCAATTAGACCATCAAATCGTTGTGATCACATCAGTAAATGAGGCAGCCGATGGGCAACTCGAACTGACAGCGGAAGGAAAGCCGGCCGGCACATATGCTCCGGCTAAATACAACGTGCATGAGAATGAAAGACCTTTCGTTGACTACAATCAAGAGGCTCCAAGTGTCAATGATGTTGCGATATTCCAAACAGTTGGTGATGTTGGTGGCAATCATATATTTGTGGGTGTAAATGCTCCGAGTGGTTGGGGTGGATGCTCCGTGTGGCTATCTGATAATGACCAAACATATCAACGCATAGGCAATATCTCGCAACAGGCTCGAATGGGCCGCACAAAATATGGCTTTGCTCAGAATGGTAACTTCTGCAATGTAACCATAAATCAAGGTGTGCTAAAAAGTGGCACTCACATTGATGCAGAACGTGGCAACACACTCTGTTGGGTGAATGGTGAGGCTATCAGCTATGAGGATGTTGAAGTACATCCTAATAGCTGGTTCACGCTGCGTGGATTGGTTCGAGGTCAATATGGTACTAGCGCCATCAATCACAATGCGGATGAAAGGTTCGTTCGTGTAGATGAGGCCTTATTCCGATATCCGTATCGGAAGGAAGATATTGGCAAAACAATATATCTCAAATTTACATCGATGAATCTATTCGGAAGTAATGAGCAAGGTCTTGATGAGGTTCAATCCTATCAATATACTATTGTGCCTTATTACATTCCGGAAGTTTCAAACCTTACATTATTCACTAAATACTATGAAATAGGCAATGGTGTCCTTTCCTTTGATGTGGTGGCTCAGTTTGATGTGCCGCCTATAAATAGCTTGGACACAGTCGAATTGTGGTATCGTGAGCCGAGTGGCACATGGAAATATGGTGGCGCCGGCAATGGTCAAATCACAGTAAGTGGCTGCGAATTAGGGCATACTTACGAAGTAAAATTGAAGGTCAAGGACTCTCATGGAAACACTTCGCAAGGTGTTACTAAAAGCATTACTGTGGCGATGAAAACAGAGGTGCCTAATGCACCGCAAGGATTCTCCATCTCGTTCAGCGATATGGCACACTTCAATTGGCTAGAGGTTAGGAATGCGGATATCGATTTCTATGAACTTCGCCTTGATTTGAAGGTTGGCCAAACTGATGGATTGATTGGTCGCAGCAATAACACAACCTATAGTGGTATATTGAAGAATCGCAGCGGTAAAGTGTATCTATATGCACATAACCCATCAAAAGGCTATGGCGCACCTTCCGAAGTAACATATAATGTTCCACAACCTAAGAAACCGAGCCAAGTGCAAGCGATTGGCAGCATGAACGGTATTGGGGTTTCTATCGAAACAATTCCTGTTGGATGCAAAGGCATGAATGTATATGTTGGTTCCAAAGTTTATTTCACACCTAATAATGTGATTAGTATTCCGCTAGATGCCGGAGTGTATTCAGTAAGTGTTGCGTTTACTGATATATTTGGCGAAGGCCCTCGAACAGATGCAATCGATGTAACTGTAAAAGCCAAAATCGATAAGGCACTACTAGATATGGAATCACTTGGACTCGATGCTATGGATAAGGCTGTTAAGGCCTTACAGGGCGAGATGGGAACTGTAAAAACCAATGTGAATGGTTTAAGCAGCAAAATCATCGACCAAGCAAACGCATATCAACGATCATTGTCAGACCTCAATAAGAATGTATCCTCTCAAATAACCCAAATCTCACAAGGGTTTGAATTGAAGGTTACGCAAGATATTGGGAAACTTGATGGCAAGGAACTCATAAGCAGAATCAACCTCACACCGGCCGGCACTCGTATCGATGGCAAGCTGTTGCACGTTACAGGGCAAGCCTTATTCGATGACAATATCATCACTAACAAGATGCTCCAAGCTAACAGCGTAACTGCTAGAAATATGCAAGTGGATAGTTTATCCTCAATTTCTGCAAACATCGGTTCATTAAAAGGTGGCAGCATCACAGGAACCACCTTCAAGAATGCTAACAATACATTCAGAATTGATGCGAATGGCAATATCGTAGGTGCCAATATCACCGGTTCGAGAATAGATGCTCAATCAATTTATCAAGCCGGTTTCGAGGTTAAGAATCTCGACATTCAAGTGTTCCAAGTGCGACATGGAGATTATTGCCCTGTTCCAAAAGGATATAACCGAGCGGATTGCACGTTTATTCCTGTAGGATATAACATTCAAAAAAAGAATTGGAGCAGAGAAGAACTCAAAGCAAATGAAGGCCGATTCAATTATCGACCTACTGACTTTAAGATTCAATTCTCAAAATTCTTATCACACAAAAGCTATGACAACGGAGTAAATGCCGGAATCGAGAATAATAACCGCTGTGCGGCCTACTCTGCAACAATTACCGGTGGCGATACCAATTATGGCGAGATGGTAGTTACTAGCATTGGCGAATTATTTGTGTTGTGCATAGCAATTAGGCGATAGTTTTAATTCACAAGGGGGTGGCTTATGGTCAAACATGATTTTGAACTTCATCAAGGCCAAGATTTCCGCATCATCTATGAGGTTCCATCTGATAGCGATATGACTCTCAATGGATTTCAAGGTGTGTGCAAAATCCGTAAAAGGCACGATGAAGGGGTTATCTTCGAATTGGAGCCGACAATCGAGGATAAGAGAATCACATTCACGCTTTTAGGTAAGATTACAGCTAAAAAGCAAATTATCAACCGAAATTTGATGTATGATGCGTTCATATTCAATGACACAAACAGCATCAAAATCGGCATCGGCAAAATCACAGTAATTCCGGATATTTCAATGCATTAATAAGGAGATACAATCATGGCGGATAGCACTTTAACTTTAAAATTAGACAAAGATTCCATTTTCAACTTGCTTGAAGGGTTAAGAGGCCCAAGAGGTGAAAAGGGCGAGGATGGCCAACGTGGTGAGCGTGGCGAAAAGGGTGAACAAGGTCTAAGAGGCCCAAAAGGTGAATCGGCAAGCGCCGAACGAGCAGCAGAATTGCTCAAACAAAAGAACGTATACTTGCCGGATGCAAGTGTTGAAACAGTTCTTGCTAAATTGGTTGAATTGTTTGGCGATTCCATTAATGTTGCGTACAAGCCAATCGAATATGTGCAGCCTTTAGTAGGTCAAGCCTTCATCGATTTAAGAGGTGAACCTCACTTCAAGGTTTCTGTTGATGGCGGCGAGAAACGTGTGTTCGAGAGCGACAATATGCGTGTTCCTATCGAACCATTCGGAGTTGCTAATATCTTGGTTAAATATTATGATTTGGCTGATCGTGAAGTTGGCAGCGCAGAAATTAAAGGTGTAGCGGTTTCTTCCGATGCTGATGATACATTCGAGGAAAACAATGTAAGATATGCCTTGTTTGGTCGCAAATTGGAAGTTGATGTAACAAACTTCACAGGAAACAGATATATTAAAATGTTTGGTAAATGGTTAGTAACTCAAATCGATAGTGTAGTAATCAAAACAAGCAAAAACGTGCATATCGCAACAATGGAAGGAAGTTTCCGAGATAATAATAACAATGCAATTGGAGATATCCCTATTGTTGTGGAAACTCCTCAAAAGGTTATATTCGCTAATGGTGATAATATTCCTTTCCCTATTAAAGTCGGTACATTGCAATATGGTGTGGATTATATTAGATTCCAATCCTCTCAACTTGAATGGTCTGATAGCGCACATAAATATATCAACACAGGTGGTGCGGTAGATCATTTATAATATTTGTAGTAAGGGGAAAGCATGGGAGAAATTACACACTTCTTGGAAGAGGCTTGGCGAATGATGACTGAATCCTTCGCCTTGAAGGCCTTACTCGCAGTTGTGGCCGAAGTGGGGATATATGTGCTTGGATTGAAACATATTCAAGTGTTGGGCATTTTTATCATGTTGGTGTTTCTTGACCTTTTAACCAAATGGAGTGCAATCGGATATCAAATGTTGATTGATATGGGTGCCAAGCCGGAGAATATCGGTGGAATCGATAAATACATCGCAATTCCGGCCGCATGGGGTAAAGGGTTGATATCATCTAAACATATGCGTAAGCCTTTCATTACGAAAGTGCTAACCTATTGCATTGCTACAGCCGGAGCATGGTGCTTTGATTTCATGGCCGGCAATTACGCATTCGCAGTCAACTTGGTTTGGCTATATCTTGCCTCTGTGGAGTTTTTATCCATCCTCGAAAATATGCGAGATGGTGGGAACACAACAATCACAGGACTATTGGAATTAGTTCAAAGCAAGATTGATGGTATTTTAAAAAAATAAAGGATTAGAGGGTGGCGAATAGCTGCCCTCTTATTATTTGTGAAAGGATAATACTATGGAGATAGGCAAATATTTTGATTCCTCTGAGTTCGCTTGTAACTGCCACCGGCATGAAGTTGATGAGTATGGTCGCAATAAATTAGACCATATCATCGATAAGCGATTGGTGGATTTGCTCGATGCTATCCGTGAGCGTTTAGGGGTTCCATTATATATTAATAGCGGATATCGTTGTGAGGAACACAATGAAGAAGTTGGCGGAGTTTCTAACTCGTATCATGTGCAAGGTTTGGCGGCTGATATCACATATGATGGCATCGATGTGGATTATTTGGCCCAAATTGCAGAGGAATGCGGTGCAGATGGGATTGGTAAGTATTATTATCAAGATTTTGTCCACGTTGACGTGCGTGGATATGATGCAAGATGGAATGATCTCGACTAGGGGGTTATTATGTATGAAAAAGCAAAGACATACATCGAAACGATTAAACAGCAGATTACTTATAAGCGCCTTATTATTGGTGCTATTTGTTTGTTGCTCCTCGTTGGTATTGGCCAACTCGCAAGAGGCTACTTCACCGCAAGAGCAAGCTATCATCGTGCCATTGAGCGATTGGAATCAACTCAAAGAGCGCTTGATGAAAGCCGAAAACTCAATCAGCAGTTCAAACTTATCATTGACCGAGGCGCAAGCCTTAACAGTCAAGCAAGAGAGCGAATTGAGAGAATTGAAGATTATCAACGCAGAGAGGGAGAAGGACTTAATCGCCTTGAAGGATATCAACAAGAAACAGGGCGAAGAGTTGGAACAAGCCTCGAAAGTAATAACGCAGCAAGCGAACACATTAGGGCAAGCCTCGACCTCATTAGACGAATTGAAGAACGAAATCAAGCGAAACCATGACACAGAAAAACGCCTAAGAAGGCAGCGTGATACTTGGGCATTAAGTAACGCAGCACTATTCTTGATTGGTGCATTTCATCGATAATGTGGGGGTGATCCATAATCTCCTTACCATGTGAAGGTGGACACATGGATTGAACTTTGCTGATTAAATAAGGGTACTTACAGTTTTGTAGGTACCCTTTATTTTTTTTGCAAAAAATTTCGAAAAAAGACTTGCATTCCTCTTGAATATGTTATATAATATAATCAAGATAAAGGTACAGAGTTAATAAAGGAGATACTGAAATGATTAGAACTTGCAAACAATTACAAGCAGCATTAAATAAAGTAAATGATATTGTGTTGAGAAATTTGAAGATAAATATCGAGTTTGTCATGGTGGCTACCAATTATGGTGCTACAGCTTGAAAGAGTTAGTCGAAGAAATGAGCAAAGAAACAGTAGCTTTGAACTACGCATTATGGTGCAAAGACGATAGCAAAAAAACTATCTACATCAAAGGTATTAAATAAGATAAAGAGGCTATGAATCATGAAACTATTCAAAAATGTGGATATACTAGATTTAGAAAATATAATGCGAGATGGCATCTTGCCGATCAGCAAAACCGGAAATGA